GCTTTTACTGTGCGGCTTATTCGATCTGACCCACCGATTGGATCGGTTAGGCTGCGTGGGATTATTGGCTGTCCGGCCATTAGAATTCCAGAATCGAAGCCTTGATGCCAGTGCCACCGGTCAGCGCAATAACGCCCTGCAAATAGGCTTCAATTGACTCAAGAGGGATGGCCACCTTAGCGCCTGCTGCGATTGAAGGGGTTGTGTAGCCACTTGCCACGCTAACAGAGCCAACGCCAGCTACAGGAACGGTAGAGCCGCCTGCGCCATCGATATTTGGAGTAAGTGCGCCAGCGGTTACGTTATCGAGCACAAGCACAGGTCGGCGCGACTTGTTATAGGTAAACGTATCGGATGCGCCCAAGGTGGTTACAGTCACAGCGCGAGCGCCAGAGCCGAGCATTGATGTTGCGGTAATTGCTGCCATTTTCTAAGCCTCTTTGGTTTGTTTGTCGATTAGTTTGTCACGCGGTAAAACTACTTCTTCTGCCGATCCTTCCCATCCGGCAGTCTCGCGAATCTCATCACCTTGGAAGATGACCATTCCGCTGCCTTGGCTGTCTTTGTTCATGACAACCATATCTTTAGCTATTGCGATTTTCTCTTGGGTGGTGCTCTCGGTTAAGTCCGGCCATAGCAGAAACCATTTTTTGTTAGGCAGTATTCCGTACTTCACAAGCCGGTCAATAATTGCCATAACGTTTGGCTTAATGTAATTCTGAATACGGCTATTGCAGGTTTTATTCCACTGCTTATTGTCTTCGGTACTCGCTCGCTCGCCGTTTTGATTGCCCACCAAAAGCTTAAGCGGTTCGTTCACGGACGCGGCAAATGACTTCTCAGCACCGAGCAAGAACTTTTCAGGGTCAGGAAGGTCAACCGCTTGGAACTTAACATCTATGCCCTGAAACATCATTGTGTTATCGAGACCGGAATTGAAGTCACCAACAATTTCATCCATCTTGTCGGCTATTTCATCGGCAGGAACGCCTAGCATTTGAGCTAATTTTGCAATCTGGGTGTCTTTATCAACATTTAGAATCGGTGCAGATTTTGCGTTTTTCCAGAAGCCCTCACCCCCAGCACCAATGATCTTTTGAATTGTGATTAAGTCGTTGAATCCAGCTTCTAAAACCGATGTACCGTAAATAGTTCCAGTGCGCGACCAAATGTGAACGCGGTCAGGGTGTACTTGGAACTGCCTGCGCTTTGATACGCCCGTAGTCGTTTGCACATCCGCTTCGTTGAATTGATACATTGTAACAGAGCCGTAATTTTCGCTTAGCTCGTTATCGTCAAAGGTGAGCGGCTTTAGCTGGCCTTGCCATACTGGGATAATCTCAACTAGGCCATTGATGCCGCCAGCGACTTTATCCACAGGCTGATCGAATTTTTTACTATCACGAAAACGGAAAATAACCCCGGCATACTCACCAACGCGGCTATATTTATCGGCCTCGGATAGGTGCGACCAGAATTTTAAGCGGGAAAATTGATCTTTGTACTCTTGTTCAATTGGCGTGATTGAATGCGTTTCTTCTCTCTCAACAAGCAGCGGGTAGCTAATCCAGCACGTTTCCACGGCATGATTGACGCCTGCAGTCGCGTAGCCATTGCGCCGCCACATGTTAAAGCACATTTCAAACGTGATGAGCTCAGGATAGCCGTAGTCAGCATAGAATCGCTGGTGCTTGGTGTCGCTACCATAATTTGGGAATAGTGTTGTAAGGCTTCTCGTCATCGCGTTAACGACGAAATCCTTCATATTTACTATCTTGGACTTAGACATTTTAAGCCCCTGATTACTGGCTAAATGTTACGTTACGAGTTCCGGCCGCAACATTTGAAATAACAACCTTTACTATGTTGGCTTTATCATCAACACCAACAGACATGTATTCACCCAATCCGCTTGGCTTAGTTGGCACAACTACCGCGCCACCAAAAAGAGTTACCGTTACGGTTGCGGTGTTTAAATCTATACCAACAGCGCTAATTCTTACACCGGTTTGAATCAATGGCGATATATCCTCACAGGTAAGCGTGTCGCCCGTACCGGTAGAAGTCCAAGCCTTGGTTATGTTGAGCTTTGCGATTGTATCGGCCATTGCAGAATCCTCATGTTAATTTGCTAAAAGATAGCATTTATTATGCCTAATGCCTAGCGGTGGCGCTTGCGAGCAAATACGCCACATTGAGAGGCGGCTTTTATCAGTGGAGCCAATGCATAACGGATAGCATCTATGTAGTGATTATGCTTATCGACTATATCCGGCAATATATCGCCAGTCTGTTTGTGTATTTTATAGGCGTATAGCCTGAACTCTTGTGCAACCTCATGGCAATCACTGTGGATTATGATGCGCTTATAGCTGCGCATGTGGGCGATACCATCCTCAACGCTACCCGGCCACTTATCAACGCTCTCGATAAATGGCATGCCTTTTTTGCGAACATGGCTTATTGATTCAGGTCGCGCACTATCAGCTCTTACGGTATAGCGGCCTATACCAGGTATTCTCCCATCAATGAAATCACTTGTGTCATCAAGCTCAAGACCAACCTTTCCAGCCTCGCGATAGATGTAAAGAATATTATCGTTGACGTAGGTTTCCACTGCAGCCGTGGGGTCTTGAGAAAAGCCCCAGTCAAGCCCGTGCATAGGCTCCCAATCTTCACCAGGGGTGAAATCATCAACCTCCCACTTCCCGTTAAATATCTTGGCGTCATTTTTTACATTGAAATCACCAAGATAAACGTGGCCGTAAGTATCAGGATTATATTTAAGGTGGCGCTTAGCCTCTTTCTTGGTTTCTTCCGGGCAGAAAGGGTTTTGCATGAAGTTTACGTGAACCACTGCAAAATCAGGATCGTTTGCAGCTTCGGCCTCATCAAACATCTTTTGCACTGGATCGTCTGGCTGATCCGGGTTCCAGCTAAACCAAATCTGAGATCCGGGTGTGCGGATAGTGGGAAGCAACAATTCCATTGATCGAGCAGACAGGCTATTAGCCTCTTCTACCCACGCAATCATAAAGCCCTCAAGCGATTTTATAGAATCGGCAGTATGGTCTTGCAATCCTTGGAATATGCAAACACCAGTGCCGCCAATACGCTTAATTTCATTTGATTGAATGTCAAATAGATGCGATACGCCAAGGGCTCGTATTTTACCCTCGACCAATTTTTTAGCGGAAAACTTAAGTGATTTTTGAATCTCTCGAATACATACGGCTGATAGGTCTTTATCAATGACCATGGCCTCGACAAGCATCTCAGCGAAGAAGTGAGACTTACCTGAACCGCGGCCACCTTTAGCACCCTTGTATCTTGCCGAACGAAGCAATGGAACGCCCCACGCCGGGGTCTTAATATCTAGATTAAAACCTAGCGCCATTCCCATTATGATTCAACTTTTGTACCGTCTGGATAGACAATGGTGCGGGTTATTGATGTTGGTGTCATGGTGCCATCCGTGCTGGAATGGTCTACAGAGGTGTTTTCTCTAAGCCCTAGGTCACGGGCTATTATCATGGGGTTAAGCAGTCCAGCGGACGCGCCAGTGAACTTCTGATTGATTATAATATCTTCGACCTTTTCGCAGCATCCTAAAAAAACGGGATCGGCCTTGTAGTTCTTCCAAGTTTGCTGGTTGATATCCAAGAATATACATAGACCGCGAACAGTCATTGCTTGCATCTTCTCTACAGGCTCGCACCAGCTAGCGCCCTGGAATGAAAATGGCTTTGCCTCAATAAGCGGATTGTCTTCTACTGATTGGAAGTATTCGCAGCACTTATCCCAAAGAGTATCAGGATCGGTAAATATTGGATTGCGTCCAGCGGATGAGCGTAGGGCCCAGAATCTATTTCCTACCTTAAATCGAGTTTTAATGTCTGGGCGATCTTCTTCATTATCGATTTCGCTCATAAGACTATTTCTTGAAAAGAAGATGTAACGGAATGGTAACGAATAACGCAGGCCAAAATAGTATTAGGGCTGCTATGTGGAGTATCCAGAACATGGTTTGTGCCTTTGGTTGTGTGGTTGCTTGCTGCAAAGTGTACGCTTAACGGGTGAAAATGGCAAATTGGCGCATAAATCAACGAAAAACGGCATATTTTATAAAAAAGTGTTCAATCTTGCACTTCGATTGAACATCAAAAACAGCTATTCTTGAACATGTAAGTTATTGATAAATATAGAAAAAGTGGTTTTATTGCACTGATTGCACTTCACTTCCTGCATAGCACCACTTGCACCTAAAAAGACCCCATCCATCCGTAAAAATATAAAAACAGTGAAAAATTAAAAAAAACGAGGGGTATGTTCAATCAGTGCAATAAGGTAAAAATAGTAATAAAATCAATAATATAGTGTATATTATTATTATTACATAGTTATTCAATATTGAATACATTTAACTCTTTTTCCTTTAAAAGATGTAACCGGTTACTAGAATAAGCTGGTTAAATAGTGATCATATGCTAGCGTTCACTAACTTACGCTTGTGAATAGTTCTCATTAATACAAAAACAATCTATTGCTATCTTTGCTATTTTTAGTTGCACTAGTGAAACATTTGGTTTACATTGAGCCCGTCAAAACAACTTTACGGATCAGACAAATGATAAATAAAAGCGTTAAATTCCAAATTTATGAGCTCATGTTAAAGGTTGCCGGTAACGATGGCGCAGAGCATGAGATCGAAAATATAACTAATAAGCACGGCCACGATGCAGACTTTTCGTCTATAAAAAGCCGAATCACGAACATCAAAACCAAGTTTCCTTTGTGGGATTTCTACACAAGGACTTGCCCGCAAACGCAAAAAAAGATCATTGGGGCTCGGCAAGTTAAAGAGGTTTGCTAATGATCCCGCAAGCCTATATTGATGAATTGCTGTCACGCCTAGACATAATTAGCGTTATTGATTCTCGCGTGAAGCTGAAAAAAACGGGTAAAAACTGGTCTGCTTTGTGCCCATTCCACGATGAAAAATCACCATCGTTTTCAGTGAGCGAAGATAAGCAGTTTTATTACTGTTTTGGGTGTGGGGCGTCTGGCCACGCACTGAATTTTGTCCTGCAATACGAAGGCGGAGAATTCCCTGCTGTAGTAGAAAACCTAGCGCGCTCAGTTGGGATGGAAAAATGGACAAGTGAACGCACGACGAAGCGCTCAATAATCCCCGCAGAACGGCGCAGGAAGCTAGAGAAGATCATGGGGGAGGAAAGATACCTGCTGAACTTTGTGAAAGCCTCTGTGCAGTCTGGAACCATGCCTAGCGATGAAGACAAGCAGCGCGCACGATTAGCCGCCGACAGAATCAAAAAAATAACCGCGATACTCGCCAAATGAGCATTAAAAAAATGAATGCAGAGCTTAACGACAAAAGATTTGACCATTACCGCGCAGATGAAGACGACAATATGGGTTTTATTGATGAGCTATTGCTGTCAGTAGAACCACCGAAGCCAGTTATTGAGGTTGAGCAAAAGGCCATTGAGGCGCACCAAGTAACCGGTGAATCGCTTGCGGTTTGTGCTTTTCGCTATGGGCTTAATATTGGCGATAAAAAGTGGTGGCGCGATCCCGAAGATCTTAACGATGATGTGCATACGGGGAAATTTGATCTTATCGGGAAGTATAAAAGCCCGCTTGTTGATATGGCCAAATCAGTAGCGCAGGCGGTGCAGTTCCCCATAAACACGACTTTTTTACATATTGTTGGGGTTATGTCATCAATCACGATACGCCGGTTTAATTATAAAAGCCGGTTCGGTGGGCAAAACCATTGCGGGCTTTATACCCTGGGGGCACAACCACCATCGACAGGCAAGTCGCCAACCAATAAGCATATGGTTGCCCCGATCAAGCACTATGTTGATGCTGACAATGAGCGCAATGAGCCTATGCGCATGATGACCGAGGAAGAAATAAGGCTCAAAGAAGATGAGTTTAAAAAATCCAAAGTTAAAGGCGAGAAGCGCGACATAGCTGAAAAAATAATTGATCTTAAAAAAAATCTATTGCTTTTGAGTGAATACACGTGGGGCGTCACAGATGGCACCGCCGAGGGTATCGAAGAAGATGCAGCCAAGCAGCAAGGCCGATTCTCAATAGTCAGCGATGAGGCCGAAGCGGTCAGCGTTGTATTTGGTTTGATTTATGGCAAAGGCGACTCAAACCTAGGGTTTATTTTGAAAGGGTTTGATGGGGGCGACCAGTTAACCCTGCGCATTGGGCGAAAGGGCTACAGGGGCACGGTTATAGGATGCGTTGCGGTACTTGCTCAAGAGTCAACGGTCAGCACAATATTGTCGGCCGGCCGTGATGCAGGTAAATCCAGGGGGCTATGCGAGCGTTTTCTCATACTCAGCGAACCCAATATTATCCATGAAAAAAATCACCGATTGTTTCGCCCAGTACCGCCAGCCATAGAAAAAACTTATGTGGATACCGTGGCGTCAATTGTTAACCAGCAATTTGACGTCAACCTTTATTTTGATTCTGAGGCGTTAGAGTTTTTGGTGACGATAATAGAGGGCTTGCAGGTTCATATTGCTGATGGCGGCAAATACGCCAATGAGCTGATGCGCGGCGTTATCGGTAAAGCAGAAGCCCAGATATGCAAAATAGCGTCAACGCTCCACATCGCCAAAGAATGGTCGCCAAGCGGCAAGAAATCGCTTGAGATTGGCGTCAATGAAGTATCTGCAGCCGCAAACATGGACATGCAGATTATCAAGTCTTTTGTGGGTGTTGCAGAGGGTGAAGGAATAGCAGGCAAAAAGCTTGAGTTGCGTGTTGCAGCGAACAGACTAAAGGCGATTCTTAGCGACAGTAAAAAGCCGCGCCAGCAAATAAAATACCCTGAATTTTCCGACAGTCTTAAAAACACTGCACCCTTTTCGTCTGTTCGCGGACTTAGAAAATATTTGCGCGGGCTGATGCCTGATTTGCAAGAGGCTGGATTTATTGTTTACGACAAAGAGAAAGATTTTATTTATATTAACCCTAAGTTGAGAGATTGATTATGATCGACAAAAACGCAGTATTCGCGCTAATCGCAGAAACAGTGTCAAACGATGAAATAGCAAAGAGGAATGCACCATGAGCGAAATAATACCCGAACACGTAAACCCGCCGATACCGGTGCGTAGTTATGACTGGTCAGCCGTTCGTCGCGACTATGAAGAGGGAGGGCTGGTTGGATGGGGGGCAACAAAGCAAGAGGCGGTTGAGGATTTGTTGAAGCAGGAGAGTGAGAGATGATTGTATT